TGGATGCATAAAGTATGACCTAGATCAAGGACAGGCGGTTAATTACTTTCGGCGTGTTTTATAACGATTAGATAACGCCAAGATCCTCAAATTCATCGATATGAGTATCAATCGTGCGTTCGATATAGTCTGTTTCACGACCCATAAGAACGCTTATTGTAGCTGAACGACCCATCATGATTGACCGGCACTACCTCTACGCTCATGCCTTTTTTGCCAAAACTAAGCACAACAAATCCCATATTCCAATCCGCTGATGCATATTTTAGATACGAGGCTTTGTTTTTCATGTCCATAAGGTGTCCTGCCTCGATGCCCCAAATCGTTGAATAACGCCCGTTTAAGCCAGTTTGGTGTCGAGTAGCACCCTGCCTATGGGTATGCCCACAAACTACGCTATTACCCCACTTTTTAGCGAGATTAAGGGCAGTTATACCAGCGTGCTTCGACATAACTCCTTCATCGCCATGAGCCAAATACCAGCCCTTTTCAAATTCATAAGCCCTCTTGTGGAAACGAATGCCAAGATCTGAGTAGTTCATAAATTTCTCATAAACCAATTCAGGCAATCCAAGTAATGATGGAGCACCTTTAAGCAAGGTTGTAAATAATCGATCCGTATGGTTTGATCTTATTATATCTGTTGTGCCTAAATCGTAAAGAATGTTTTGAGCAATGGTTCTTTCCTCATCAAGAGTTTCTGCAAATTCTAATTTTGTATTTTTTACCCAACGGGATTGGCTAGTCATATCCAGTTCATCACCAACATTTAATACATAATCAAACTTCTCATGCTTGCTCATGCGGATGAGGTTTTTTACAGCTTGTGGGTGGTGTAGTGGAATCTGCAAATCTGGTGTTATTAAATACCTACGATTGGCTTTAATCGTCATCCTCATCGTCAGTTGGATCTATGGATGGGATGATTCCGCCATCGCCTACGATCCAATCAGGGAAAGTCTTATGCTCGGTCATTAACCAGAATGCGTGCTCTGGAGTAAATCCCGCTTTACGAGCTGCTTTATAACATTCATGCAATGCTGTGTAATGCTGATCTATCTTTGTTAATGGTTCAGGAGATTGGCGAACGATACGCTTATTGATCTTTTTGCGTTTGATAGGTTTGCGTGTGTTCGCCATGACAAAAATTATCGCTTACTGATTAAGACAAACAGATCATCGACACGCTGTTCTAATCTTGTAATTTGATCTTTGATCGAACTTCCAGAATTGGGCTTCAATTCTTGTAAGTAGGATTTAATAACCCAGCGCAGACCCAGCAATAAACTTGTTGATATGCCGCATACGCCAACGGCGATACCAACCCATTCGTTTGCTGTCATTTCGCATTGATTCCATAATCAGCTTCTTTGCCAGACTTTGGATCAAGTGCTTTGGCAATAGGTGCAACTAATGCTCCAGCCAAGATTGCAAACTCTGGTCGAATATCAGCAACAATTGCCAAAAGGACAGTAATGCCGGAAGCAGCCACAGCTCTTAAATATGACTTAATTGCAGCCTTGTGTTTATTTGATAGTTTCATTAGTTGCCTCCTAGTAGTGGGATGTTAAAGAACTCTCCTGATTGTTTTGGATAAAATGAAATATGAATATGTTTTGTGTGAGGGTTGATGCCTTTGTATCTACGCCAACGCCAGTTTAATAGTTTGCTGGCAATATGATGATTGTGAATTACATATTTGATCCGCTTATCTGTTTTGCCAGCAATTCGGATTTGATCGGCAAGGTAGGCAGATATGCCTTCGGCTTGACCTAGATCAGCTGTAATATCAATGGCACAAACCTCACCCGAAGGCAAGGCGTTGTGATCCGATTTTACTTTTTGATGTCTAGCGTCTGAAATCCAACCATCGGATTTTCTAGATCGATCAGGAAAGCAATCATCAATTTGCTCCCGTAATTGAACAGCTGCTTTAGATAAAAATGGTTTCATTAGCTGAGAAGGAGTTTTGCTTCATCCTCAGTAATGCCTAGTCGATCAAGTAATACTGCTTTGGCTTCTGCTTTATCTGCATCCTGTTGTAATTTCAAAGCATCATATTGCGCAAACCCATCTTTGAATTGTTTTTTGGAAATTGGATTAACTCCATCATCATAACGAATTGAATCAAAGTCATCTCCATAAATGACCCAACCACCATTGGGCAATAACATTTCTAATACTTCACGACTTTTAGCCATTATGCACCTATTTCCATTACGATAATTGTTGAAACTCCCCAATCATTAACCCACACGCTAGCAGCATTTGCATAAGCCGCTAATTGAATTTTGTAAGTTGTTGCCGAGGTAGTTGCTGGACTGTCTAAATATGCTGCACTAAATGTAGTTTCAAATCTTAACGAACCACCAGTATAAGTATTCAATTCGTGAATTTGTTGAATATCAGTGCTGTTTCTTACTAATTTTAATCCAATGCCTTGAGAACTGTTGGCATTAGAACGACCACAAGTGCCATTTACCAAAACCAAAACTTTACTTGTAGCAGATGATGGAGTTATTGAAACGCTTAAACCTGTATCCGCATAAGTGCTAGATGATGAAGTGGTTGCGCTTGTTTGAGTGTCTTGAATAACTTGCAAAACTTTGCCACCGCCACCAGCGGGAGCAGCCCATTTAAGTCCAGTTGCTTCAGCACTATCGGCAGTTAAAATATAAGTATTAGTTCCAACGGCTAAACGACTAAAAGTGTCTGCACCTGTTCCAACAATTAAATCACCTTTAGCATCTATTGCTGTTGCCATTGAGTTGGTAATTGTGACTGTGCCAGATGTTCCGCCACCACTAATTCCAGTTCCAGCAGTTACACCTTCAATATCACCTGTTGTTGGTGTTGCCCAAGATGGCACACCTCCTGCAACTGTTAATACTTGTCCAGTTGTTCCAACTGCAAGTCTTGTGTTGGTGTTTGCTGTTGCTGATCGGTATTCAATATCACCAAGAGTTGTTGATGGATTTAAGGCTTTGGTTGTTGTGTCAATAGATGAACCAAGCGTGCGAATAGCAGCTGCGCCATCCTTAACCAGATCGGTGTCATCTGGTGTTTCCCAATTGTAATTCGTAGTGTTTGCCATATTAGGCTACTGCTCCTATCGCGTTTTCCCATGTTAGTATAGCGGATAAAGTGTTCCATGCCTCTGAGGCTGATACTTGATCCCATTCAAGTGCAACTTGTGAGAACTCAATAGGGCTCAGATTTATGGTTAAAAATAATTCGTTGAATCTAGTGCTCCAACGCCAGCCCTCAACATAGCCCTCAAATTGCTCGGTTGGGGCTATCTGAACAGGCAAGTCTGTTATTCGCATTGGCTGACCTACAAAAATTTGCAATAAAGCATCTCGGTCTGCATCATCAATGGCTGAGTTAGTTAATGGGAATGTAATGCTGTCAAATAAGGCTCTTGGATATGATCTAAGGGCAATAAAGCGATCAGCCACAGCTTGTGCATCATTACCATCATGCAAAACTGTATTTAATGATTCCCCTCTATAACCAAACAAAGCAATACTTATGGGATCTATCGCAGTTCGCTCTGACCCAAAGTTTGAACCAAATTTGACCACAATATCATTGCGAACATCTGCACCTCTAGTCAAAACCTTTAATCCTGCTCCAATAGCTGTGTTGGCTGAAATATCTGTATAACCATTATTAGCGAGATAATTTTGCCTGTGAATGGTGTCTGCATAACCAATTCGTCCTTGATTGTCCTCGTACAAAACGCCAAATGCGCTGTTAGCAATAAGGCTTGCAATGTTATAAACAGTATCAGGATCAACTGATCTTGCCCTTATATCATATTGCCCTGGACGATCAATTTCGCCAAGTCCTAAATTTTCAGCATTTGCCCAAGTAGTAGTTGGATCATAGCCTAACCATGTTTCAGCTGCTGGCACTTCATTCCAATTGTTTAAGAATAAATCTGAAAGCAATTCATAAATCTGATCGCCGTCATTATCTCGAGCCAATGTCCCTTCATAAATTACTTTAGGCAATTTAGCCAATGAACCTAATGCAAGGATTGTGTAAGTAAAGGTTTCGGCAATACTGCTTGCTGTTGCAACCTCGGTTGTGATGTCCGTAATGTTGCCACCAAATAAAGTTCGATAGGTGTTAGTGCTGTCTTTGACTTGTAGGGTTATTCCATCATTGACTTGCAAATTATAGTTTTCATTGTTTAAGGCAACCAATTCAATTTGCATATAAGATGGATTGGGCTGAGAATAAATATCCTCACGACCAGCCTGATGGGCAATGTCTGATATTGCAACATTTGTGTATTCAACCGCATTGATTGTCAGTTTCCAATCGGGAGTAAATACAGTCATTATCCGCCCTTGATGCCGTTATTGTAGAGCTGTGGAACTGATCTAGATGCGCTGTTATTTAATACCTTTGCAACTGCTCTTGCAGCACCTTCGCTATCAACGGCTTGAACAGTAATGTTATTAACTGTCGTGCCAGCCCTTGCAGCACCTGCTGCTAATTGAGCAGCGGTGGCAGGTTGAGAATTAGCCACAGCAGAAGCAGCTTGACCGAATGGAGTTCCAACGGAAGTTGATGAACCTATTGTGCTGATATTTGGCAAAATTGGGATTGCATTATAAGCATTAATTAAACGATTAATTCCTGAGATAGCATTATCAACAGCTGTTTGAATCGCAGATATAACTTTGCCGATTATATCAACAATTCCACCGGCAATAACTCCAACAGTCTTTAATGCTGCGCCTAAGCCAACAACTAAAACTGGAATGATTACATTAGTTATAAATTCACCAAATGCGTCAAATGCTTCTTGATTATCTTTGATGGCTTGTTTAATTGGATCGAAGTATTTAGCAAACTCTTGTAATTTAGGCACTACTTGATTGACAATAAGATCAACAAATTTTTCAACAAATGGAAGTAATCGATAACCAATTTCTTCTTGCGCTTCAGAAAATGCTTGCTTTAATCGATCAATTCTGCCTTGAAATGTTTCAGCGTTTGCAGCTGCTGCACCACCATAAAGGTTGGTTAATACCTTAGTGGTTTCTGTAAAATCCATCGCTTTAGCATCGGCTTGAGTTATACCAATGCCAAGTCTGACTAATCTTGTATCTTGTCCTTCGTAGCCTTTTGATAATGCCTCAACAACTGTGCTGAGTTCTTTTCCAGTTCCTTTTGAAATATCAATTGCAAGATTGAGTAGTTTTTGTGATTGAGTTGTATCTTTTGTTGATACCGATAATCTCTGGAAAGATGCTCTCAAATCATTGTCTGTAATGCCGGTGGCTAATTGAGTTTGACGAATGTATTCCTCAGTTGCCTTAATTTGGGCATCAGTAGCCCCTGTGGCGGTCTTTAGAGCAGCAGCCAACCTTAACTGTGCTTGCTCATCCTCTATCGCTGATTTGACCCCATCAACGGCTAATTTAGTGCCATAGGCAACGGCAGCAGCAGCAGCGACCGCAAATGCAGCAGCAGCCTTTTTTCCAAAGTCAGCAATTTTACTTGCATTGGTTTCAACGGCTTTATCAGCTTCGCCTAGTTTCTTTTTTAAGTCATCAACATCGGCAAGGATTGATAACTTTAAGGTGCGATTACCGGTTGCCATTAGACCCATTCCTTAATAATGCGATCAAAACTTGCTTCCCATTTGTTAATCAATTCAGGCTGAATTCTGCGAAGGGTTGGATAAATAAACCATCCCCGACTACCTCTGCCTTGCCGTCCTGAATATGCAGGGAACTGTTTGAACTTATTTGAACCAAACTCAACACCACCCCATAGGGTTTGCGTAGTAGCACCACCTGAAAACTTTTGTCTTGCGAAGCCATAACGGAACTCACCAATTTTGCTTGACTTTGAGATGCTAACTCCATCCGCAACTCTTTGCGCAACTTTGCCAGATTTTGTTCTTGTTTGAGCAGCTGCCTTAATTTCCTCAGATGCAAAATACGCCAAAGCAGCAGATTGAGTTCTTGCTTCCTCTGTTGCTTGATCGTCCATAAGTTTGAATGCTTTGTAAATATCACGCAAATCGTTTTTATTGTATGCGATAGTTTCACTTGCCATTTCTCGCCTCCAATATTTCGATCGCTGTTAATATGTCATCCGCATCAACCCATTCGCTCATTGGAATATGAGTTGCGATTGCCAACTCAACCAATAATCTGTTTAGGCTTCCTGCTTTGTGGCTTTTGGGTCTGCATCACCGACTATTACATCGGCTACTGTTTCCATCCAAATATCCATTGGTTTGATTGGTTTGCTTCCGGCAACTTCACGCTTATGAGCATGATAAGCCAAAAACATAAGATCCCAAATACCCAGCTTCTCGGATGCTTGTCCAATGACATTTCCTGTCTGCTTTTCCCATTTCGCCCACTCAGGCG